CTCGCAAATCAAGCCCCCTGGTATTTTCAAGCGCACTCAAAAGCGTCACGCCTGTTGATTTCTTCTCTATAGCGGCAACTGTCGGCTTAACGGGATGGAGCATACAATCATAGTAGAATGACATAAATTGAGATTCTAACTCTTTTGGTTCAACCCAAATTTCAATGCAGTCGATCCAATGCAAAGCTTGTTGTCCTGTTTTTTGGCCGCGGACTTCAATATCGTACAAACCCCAGAAACTGAACACTGTTGGGTCATTGTAATTTTTATTTGTCTCTGCTGTATCTGCTGTAATGAAAGTTAAAAGCATTTGCGGCTCTTCATCGGCTAGGTAGAACCAGTCTTTTTTGAATAGTCCACCGCCAGCTGGCAATGGGTCTTGCTGGTATTGGCTGGCAAAGACATAGGGTGATTTTTCTTGTAGCGCTAGAAGGCGCTCAGTTGGCATCATTTCGGGATAGAGTGCGTTACCCGCATCATCTAACCCCTTAATAATTGTCCTATCCCAAACATCTACATCTAGACCGGACAAAAGAAAATCGGTCAAATCAGCTTCGTGCAAACGCTGGCCGATATTAATAATTGGTACATTAATACCCCTTGGCCTTTGTCTAATCGTTTCTACATAGTTATCGATAACCTTTTGGCGTATTGTGTCGGAATGCGCCTCGTCTGGCTTGTGGGCATCATCTATAATCACTGCGCCACTGAATCGATCTAAACCTGGTAACCCGCCATCTTGACCCGTGATTGCACCACCGGAACCAAACGCCATTATGGAGCCACCTTGCAGGGTTTTAAACGAATCCTTGGCGCGACTATCAGAAGATAAATAGACATCGAATAGATAACCGTAAAGCCTAGAGCCAACAATTGATTTAATAAAGGCAGTGTGTTTTGCGGCTAATTCCTGGGAATATGAAATATATAGGAAGTTTGAATCAGGCCACATAGTCCAGCACCATGCAATCCACATACTTACCATTGTTGATTTGCCCGACCCCGGGGGAATATTGATAATCTCGCGAAGGACCTCAAGACGTGATACGCGGGTTAATTCTCGACAAACTGTAATATGATGTGATTCGCGCCCAACTGGATTAGATACTATGAATTTGCGGCCTGTTACGTGCTCATAAAAGAACTGTGTGAATGCGAGCAAAGAGCCTCTTAGCCTAGATGCCTCGTGCTCTCTGTCCAAATCAATCATTGCAATCCTTGGATTAGTAATCCTTTTTATTCTGCGCGTCTAATTTGGCTCGTAGCTCGGCTAATTCTAGTTTTAGTTTTTCGTTTTCTTCGGTTTTTTGTTCTATTAGAATTTTATCGCCATATAATTTTGGCGCTAATTTAGAAGCCAGCCATTTGCGCGTGTCGATTCGCACCCTAGACCTTTGTACGTGCTCACCATTAAAACGCCACCCCTCAGCCCCTGTTTTTTCATCGACCCATTTCATGTAATCATTAGACCCATCATCTGCTATTTCTAGTATTTCTTCGATGACGCAATCTATCTGCTCGGCCTTGGCCTGTGCGTATTTGCTACGAAACTCTTGATGTTTTCTTCGCCAAATATTAACGGTATTTCTATGCGGTAAATCGTCATACATTTGAGACAATCGATTGTAGCCGTGCTCAGTTGTTGCAATTAATTCGCATATTTTTTCAGCTAATTCCGGGCTATATTTTGTCGGTCTTCCGCCAGGATGCTTGGCTTTTATGGGTTTCTCAGAATCGGCCATGGTGACGACCTCATACGCTTAAGACTTTAGGTTTCGGACCTTTCTTTTTGCCCTGGTAAATACCAGGCTCAAGGGCTTTTAATTCTTCTTTATCTTCTAATTCTGCGCTGGCTTCATTTACTACTTTTTCTAAATCATTAGCCCAATCAACATCTTTTTTGCAGTGTGCACAAAGCACTTTTGGTGACTCAGGCGCGGGCTTGGATTCTGGTTCACCAACATAGCCAACACCTTTACAATTAATGCACTTTTTGACAATACCGCCAAGGCCTACAGCGTTCTTTGTTCCTTTGCACACACCACATCTTAAAAAAGCGCTCATATATTTAGTTTTCCACAAAATCTGTTGATAAGTCTGTTGACAACCTTCAAAAATGAATAATATCAAGCAATTTACCCGGGTGTCAATTATTGGTCATATTTTAGCGTGACACCCATCACAACATAATTCGCTATCTAAATTAAGCAAAAAACACCTATCTTTGCGCCATGCAAAATCCTGCTTGCAATCATCACATTTAAATTGATGGTATTTCTTGGTATCGATTTGCGCAATTATTCGGTCTTGCTTATTTATCCACGTACCCGCTTTTTTCTGCCGTATTTTGCTGTAATTCGTCATTTATTTAACTCTTGATGTAAATTTAACTTTACATGAAATATTATACACGATATAATGGCGGCATACAAACAAAAGAGGAACTGAGAAATGCCATACATATCAACAGAGCAAGTTAAAGAAATACGCCAAGCACTTAAAAAAGAATTTCCAAATGTGAAATTTTCGGTCACTAAAGAGCATTGCACAAGCTTACACGTATCAATCATGGAAAGTGATATCGATTTTACAACATACAACCCACGCACAAAGCAATTAGAAACAACAGAGCAAATTAATCATTATTGGCTAGAAGACAATTTTGCATACAACAAACCAGCTCTTGATTTTTTAACAGCTGTACTTGCACTAATTGATAAAATACACCCACAAAAAACAATGTTTGTTGATTCTGATTATAGCTCTGTTCCAAATTATTACTTGAACATACGGGTTGGCAAGTGGGATAAACCATACATTTTAAAGGCGGCCTGATATGGCCACCTTATACCAAATAATGGGCGACAACATGCTTATATATGCAAAAAAATTACCTAATGGGGAAATTAACACTACGGTAATCGATGAAGAAAGCAACCAAACAGTGTTTTGCGAAACAGGACATCCAGCAGCTTGGGAATCACTTGTTTACTTCGCAAAGCAGATTCTTAGCGAGAATGAACGCATTGAAAATAGTGCTGACAATAAGACTGAAATTATCATGAATCGATATATAGATGGAGCAAAACAACAATGAACGAAAAAGAATTAGAAGAATTAAAAGAAATTCAAAAAATAACAATCAATGCTGTTCAGCAAATTATTGATGAAGCAAAAGAAGATGATTTGTCTTGTGTTGCTTTAGTTTCAGTTTTTATGGATATAGCTAAACGTTTTGCAACTGGTCTTGTCGATGAACCATTCTCTCGCGTGGTTTTAACTAAGCGACTCTCAATTGCATGCTACGACCAAGCGGATTACATGAACCAATTAATCGAACAACACACTTTAGAAACAAGTGAGCAAAAACATGACTAAACGCTACGTCGCGCAAATCTTAGTAAACGAAATCACAACAACAGACAACAAGGATAAAATTGAAACAGTGATATACATGGTCACCGATACATGCAAAAAGCTAGTTGACGCCCTTATGGACGCACAAATTAGGCTTTGCTTAGAGACTCAACGGGTAGATGATTAAATGGAGATAAACATGCTTAAAGAACTAATTTATGGGGCTATAGGGTTTGGCTGCATTGTTGTTGCAATGGTTGGCTTGGTTTTTATTCTTGAGGTGATTAAATAACATGTACATTTACAAATACACTTTTGAGATTGTACCCATACAAAAAATCACGATCCCTGATGGAGCATCGGTTCTAAGTATGCAATTACAAAATAACGTACCCACTATGTGGCTTATGATTCCAGATATTGAAAGCCAATTAGAAAGCCCATTAAAACAAATCACACTGCGCATATATGGTACAGGACATGAAATAGTAAAGAACGAAAAAATCCGATTTATTCAAACGTTGCAAATTGATGAGCTTGTCTTTCATGTATTTGAATTAGTCGATTAATCTATCACCACAATATCAACAGCCGATTCGCCCTTTGGTGTCTTGGCTGTATTGAATTCAACCTTTTGACCTTGTTCTAGATTCTTAAAGCCAGTGCCTTTGATTGACTTATAATGTGCGAAATAGGATTTATTATCAGCTTCTATAAAACCGTAGCCTTTTTCCTTAGAGAACCAACGAACGATCCCGATCATCTCTTATCCTTTTGTATAATTTTTTTCCATCCACTGCGTTTTCCATCAGTAGATTTGGTTACTGGCATGTTAAATGCTTCTTCTACTGGCATCATAGCTATATTTAATCTACGCAATAAAGTATTTTTTTTTAAATTCAATTCTCTTGCCCATTGTGAAACGGACTGCGTTTTGCCTTTATATTCAATTAAAAAATTGTCTCGTCTATTATTTTCCTGAACGAAATAATTTGCCCATCGACAATTATCAGTTGAATAATTGCCATTATTATCTATTCTGTCAAGTGACATCCTTTCAGGGCATGGGCCCATATCTTCATAGAATTGATCGTAATTATCAATCCATCTTTCACAAATTCTAATACCTCTACCATAATAATTTTTAAAATTTATGTTGTCAGGATTATTCACACATCTATATCGCATGGAACGCCAGGCATAATAAGTTTTGGTGCCAGAAGCATTTTTCCATTTCCATTGATAGCCCATTCAATTTCCCCAGCAAGAAAGCGTTATAAATATTCTACCAAGGTATTACGCTGGAATACCGATTCGACTGGCCGGTCTAGGTAGGCGCCCAATTTATCATACCAACGAATGCAAATAAAGATTCGCACGCCTGCGCCCAAAATTCTCGCTCTGCGATGCGTTCTCACACTCAGCCATACCTTTGTACCATTCATCACAATAACGCACCATAATCGATTTTTGGCGGTCTGGCGGGAATAATCGTAAAAGCTTCTCGATGAACCTGAGATCGTCTTTAAGCAAATTGATCCCCTTGCGTTGGCAATAGTCTATAAATGTGCTTCTTAGCCAGTACATTGTCAAAACTCCCATTGTGAAACGATAGGGTTTAACTCGTCCTGTATTTTTGATGCCTCTACCCATATATTTTTTAAAGGTTTTTTCTTTAAATGTTTTAACCTGTAATCTAATTCGAAATAATGAAACCCTTTTATCCCCTCCGGGGTATGCACAAATTCATTAACGACTTTAATACAATCTTTTATGCATGCATTGCTAGCACACTGAGCAATTTGAATCAGGTGGTGTTTGTATAGATTAATTAAATTCATTTTAAAATCCCTTTCAGTAAAGCAAGTTGTTTTTTAGTTTCTTCAGAACATTGCCTTTTTTGTTCATGTGTCGAGGCCTGCTTAACTATCTTCATAAAATTACCGCTAGCGGCTATCTCTTCGGCCTTGAAAATGGCTGACAATGCTTCTCTCGCTTGCGCACTATCTGTTTTTTTAAGTCTTTCGATTAAAATTGATATTTCTTGCTTCGTCTGATGATCAGGAATTCTATTGCCCTTGCATAGACTGCAATAATTTTGGATTAATTGTAATTCATCCGGGGTAATCGAGGATTTTGATTTTATTTTATCAAAATCTTTATAGGTATCGATTGGTGCTTTTTTTAAATGCGTAAGAAATCGTGCTTTATAGACCATTTGGCCCTTCTGACTCCAATAATCCAAACAATCATCATAAAGCTCTTCTATGGTTACCGGGATATTATTGAATCGTTGTTTAAACACCTCCAAACACTTTAAATCAGAAAGCGCTTCTTCTCTAAATTTTTGTGCTGTTTTTTGATTGGAATATTGATTATTTATCTGCTCTAAATTTAACCTTTCTTTTTCTTTGTAATCTTCTAAAAAATTGCTACTGCTGCTAGTAGTAGTATTTTTTATATCCTCTTTAATATCTTCTTTGTTATATGAGGAACTGTGGTTCCTATTCAATAGGAACTGTGGTTCCTGTTCTATAGGAACTGTGGTTCCTATCTGTTTAATATCTGTGCTAATAGGAACTGTGGTTCCTATCGTATTATTATCTGTCTCATCGTATGCAATTTTGTCATTTTCAAAGCGCAAAACCTCAATAAAACGACGGCCTTTTCTTATGCGTTTTATGTAGAATATTGACTCAAGATATCTAATTTTTTCCCTGACATATCGATTAGAAATGCCAAGCATTGTGGCTATATAATCGTCAGATACATTTATTTTTCTACCAGCTACAGCAAGGGACCACAAAAAAGAAAAAATGAATTTATCGATAAAATCCAACTTTTTGTCTTGAAGGACAAATAATGGAGTATTTATAAAAATTGGTAAATTATAGTCTTTTACTTGTTCGCAATTTAGATTGTTCATGCTAAAATCCCTTTGTTATGTTTAGATTTGAAATAGCCCAAGTTAGTACAATAGTTGATGATAAGTAAGTGTTGAATTTTAATCATGTAAAAAAGTCCTTTTTAAGTTATAAATTATCCTTGTAGTATAGGAAAGCCCGAACAGAAATGAACGGGCTTTTTTGTGTGCGTAATAAAATAAGGATGATTTGGGGTCAGGTAGGGTTGTTTTTAGATCTGAAGGTGATATAATTTTGGGCATGTTCAGACACTCCTTTTTAGTGTTTGAATAGTTTGGGCACTTCATAACAGTGTTCAAATACATATTTCGCCTAGTGTGAATAGGTTGAAATTGCCAACGCGCTACGCGCATTAGCTCTCGAGAGGCGGCAACCTCTGGGAGCTAAATCTAAATCATAATCGGTTTCAAATCAATAGCTTATGACCAATATATATCATAGTGCGTATTTTATAAGTTCTTATTGGGCAATTCTTCAATCATATCAGTCGTTTCGACTTCTTCTTTTGGTATTAATGACAATGATAAACAAACACGCTGCGTTTCCTCAGCTTGCGCAGGAACTTCGATTTCATTTGCTTGTTTGCTCATTTGAATAATTAACGCGTTTAATTGAAATAAAGTAAATACTAGCGTTAAAGAAAGTATTATAGTTGACCAGTTTTTTAGCTGAATTAGCATGATGGATTCCTTAAAAGCAATTAATAAAAAACACCTCGGCATCTTTTAGTCTCTTTGTGCGCAACAATGTTTCGTTTTCTTTATCGACACTAAAAAAACCTAGTTTATGTCTATTTAATGTAATTTGCTCGCCATTTATGTTTTTGGCTTTGGCTAATGGCTTGATTTTAATTGCTGGCGTGGGCTCGGTCATTCTCGCATACCCTCTAATCGTTTAATCATTGCGTCTATGGCTTCGTTTTTGGTTTTGTAATAAGAATTATTATCTCTTTTAATAAGACCGCCTCGCTTAGTCCACAAATAATTATCATCTTGTCCCGTGTATTTGCATTGCCTTAATTGCAAATCATCCAACGAAACAATCAAACACTGGTCTGGCCCTTCAAACCAATAGATTGTATCGCCTGCGTTAAATTTATTCATCGATGTATTACCCAATTTTTTAAACACCCTAAACCACAAAAGTGCAAAGGACCATTTTTTAAGCTCGGATAGACCATCTTTTTCGTGGCCGTCAAGCTCTTGCATGGCATTGGCTCGTCTTCAAGCCTTAGCCGGTAATCGATGCAATTATATGTCGCTGTAAGGTCTGAGGCGCAATTGTCGCAGGTTATTTTTGTTTGTTCGGTCATACAACTTCCTTCATTTTCATCACATACCCGCAAATAATTTAATAATAAAATAAATAACCACTCCAACACACGTAAAAAATCCTATGTGCCATAGTATTAGATTGAGTAATTGCTTCTGTCTCCATCTGCGGTTTTCTTTAATCTCCGCCGGTGTTAAGTCGCGCGGGGCGTATTCTGTGTAGAGTTCGTTTGGGTCGTTCATTCAATCACCTTTAGTTCTTCGGATTGTTGATTGACTATTCTTTGATACAAATCTAGCCTTTGTTTTTGGCTGATAACAAAACCATCATCAATAGGCATTGAATCTCTTAACACTTGAATAAGACAAACCAATTGTTTTTCGCTAATTATCATCTAAATCTTACCCCGCAATGTTTGCAAAAATCATGATTTTCAAATTCGTCTGCCTCGTGTTGCTCGCAGTAGTTCTTAATCATGGATTGAACTTTTTCAATCAATTTTAAATGTTTGTCGCTAGATAGCGATGCCATTCTAAGGTTATTAATGGCGCTGTTAATTTGCCATTGTATTATTTGTAATTCTTCTTTGGTAAATTCAATCACAACTCAACCTTCCATTCACGTGCTTTTTGCAAAATGTAATTTAGGCTTTCTTTAACTTGTTTATCGCCCTCATAATTATCAATCATTTTTTTAAGTTTTCGAAAAATATCACAAGCTATCTGAATATCTGGGAAATATTCAATATTTACACCCACTTCCTTTTTTAACCATAGTAGCTCTTCTTTCGTAAAGTCATTCATTTAGTAATTCCCCGAAATACCTTCAATCAAATGCCATTTATGGATAGGCGGATTTTCTAAAGTATGAACAACCTGGTCGCAGCAAGGACATGAATAAAAATCGACCTCATGCCCAT